ACTTGTAAAATAGTTGTAATACTTACCTTGACATTTACGTATTTTAGGCATTATATATAAGTAAGAAGCACTACTTAAGTTTCTCACTAACAGGTTATACTACTTACTGTTTATAACTAGCTAGTTGGAGAACGTAAGTATATACTTAAGTAGTAGCTATTCAGTTTTCCTTCCTAACCATGACGAACCTTTCCACTTAGTTGTATTAGATGTGGTCATGCCGATGGGTTGTTTATTATTAAGAGAGATTTTTTATGATACCTGCTAAGAAGTATAGTGAAGTTATAGCTAAGAAAGTTGTAGCTGGTATAAAGAATGGTGTCGCAGTGAAAGACATACTTGGATCAATACAGAAGTATCAAGATGCACCTGCTAGTACAGCCACTTTTTATAAAGTCTATGGTAATCTAATAGCTGAGACTAAAGCTGACATAGTAGGAGAGATAGGGAGTGTTGTTGTAGAGGCCGCTAAGGGTGGTGACTTTAAGGCGGCAGAGTTCTTCCTAAGATCTAAAGGTGGTTGGTCGCCTAACAGTACAGTAAATGAAGTTGAGCAAGACGTTGACCCCGACTTAGACGAGAGTGCTATAGACAGTTTGATGTTGTTGTTAGGAAAGAGTGATCCCGATGAAGAGACAGATAACGGCTGACACACTACGTGAGCTTCCAGCAAGTAAAGTAAATGAGTTGTTTGAGGCTCTAGGACCACGTAAGGTTGAAGAGCTTAAGCATGACTGGAACTTCTGGGCTAGAGATAATCAATTAGCTCCTGAAGGAAACGATTGGAACACTTGGTTCATTAATGCTGGTCGAGGTTTCGGTAAGACACGTTCTGGAGTAGAGTGGGTAAGAGAACAAGTTAAGGGTGGCGTAAAGAGAATAGCCGCAGTAGCTTCTACTAACTCAGACATAGAACGAGTTATGGTTAAAGGAGAGTCAGGTTTCCTATCGGTATGCTGGAAAGGTGATAAAACCTATGCTGGTAAGAAGATGGGCTTTCCTGAATGGTCGCCAACAAAGAGAACACTCACATGGGAGAATGGAGCGCAAGTACAGTTCTTCTCCGCAGAGGAACCTGAGCGTCTTCGTGGTCCACAGTTTGAATTAGCTTGGTGTGACGAAACAGCCGCTTGGAATAAAGACATAGACACTTGGCAGATGCTACAGTTTTGTATGCGTCTAGGTAAGCACCCTCGTATCATGGTGACTACTACCCCGAAGCCAACTAAACTAATACGTCAGATACTTAAAGACCCTAAGACTGTTATTACTACAGGGTCTACTTTCGATAACTCTGCTAACTTAGCTAAGACATACTTAACTGCTGTTAAAGAACAGTATGAAGGTACTAGACTAGGTAAGCAAGAACTTTATGCAGAAGTCTTAGAGGAAGCACAAGGTGCTTTATGGACAACTGCCATGCTGGACGATGCATCTGTTAAGTTAGATGACGTGCCAGACCTTTCCCGTATTGTTGTCGCCCTTGACCCTGCTGTTACCTCTAATGCTGAGAGTGATATGACAGGTATTGTTGTTGCAGGTATAGACGTCAATGGTATAGCTTATGTACTAGGCGATTACACTGACAGACTGTCTCCTCAAGGTTGGGCTTCTAAAGCTATAGAATTATATTATCATCACGAAGCTGATCGTATTGTTGCTGAGGTAAATCAAGGTGGTGATATGGTCAAAACAACTATACACGGTGAAGATGACACAGTACCTTATAAAGCTGTACGTGCATCTAGAGGTAAATTTGCTAGGGCTGAACCTATATCTGCACTCTATGAGCGTGGATTAGTTAAGCATGTTGCAAACCCTAAAGATGACGCTTCACTTAACGAATTAGAAATACAAATGCGAACATGGGAACCATTAGGGTCGATTGGCTCCCCAGATAGATTAGATGCTCTAGTATGGGCGATTACTGACCTCTCACTCAACGGATACACAAAACCTAAATTGACCCTCGCTTATTCTAGTGTTAAGGGACTTTCACGTTAACTATAGAAGTATTATTGTCATGGTAAAGAAACTCTCAGAATCAAAAGCTAAATCTACATTAGGTGTAGCTGGTGATAACACATATAATGGACAGATACGTGCTGATGAGTTCCTCCCTGAACTTCGAGGTAAGAAAGCTATACGCAAGTATCGTGAGATGCGAGACAACGATAGTACCATTGGTGCTGTTATGTATGCTGTTGAGCAGATACTACGAGATGTAGACTTACACGTAAAAGCAGTAAACGATAGTCCTGAAGCTATAGTAGAGAAAGAGTTTGTTGAGAGTGTCTTAATTGATATGGAACATTCTCTTGATGACCACATAGCAGAAGCTATATCTAATTTGTCGTATGGCTTTAGCTGGAACGAAGTTATATATAAGAGACGTGTAGGTCCAACAGAAAGATCACCTAAGAAACAATCTAAGTTCACAGACGGACGTATTGGTGTTCGTAAGATAGCCGCTCGTGCGCCTTGGACTATAAGTAAGTTTGATGTAGACCGTAAGACTGGTGAAGTTCTAGGTATAGAACAAGAGATAGGTTATAAGAATGGTAGAAACTATATACCCACTAATAAGTCTCTTTACTATAGAACAACTAGCCTTAATGGAGACCCCTCTGGTCGTTCTATTCTTCGTAATGCTTATACTTCTTATGAGTATCTTAATAATTTACAGGCGATAGAAGCTATTGCAGTAGAACGTGAGTTAGCTGGTATTCCAGTTGCTCGTATACCTGCTGAGTACTTATCAGGTGATGCTTCTGCCGCACAATCAGGTTTCGTTGGAAACTTACAACAGATCCTTAGAGATGTTAAGTTTAACGAGCAAGGTTACATAATATTACCTTCTGATAGCTATCCAGACAAAGATGGTTCTCCTACTAACCAAAGATTAGTCGATATAGAACTTATGGCTTCTAATGGTAAACGTAATATAGACATAGATCCTATCGTAAAGAGATATCAGCACGATATAGCAAGATCAATGTTATCCGAGTTTCTTCTGCTAGGATCTCAAGGCGGTTCTTATGCCTTATCCAAGTCGAAGACAGACCTGTTCCTTCGTGCGCTTGAGAGTTATATCCAAGCAATCACAGATGTTCTCAACAAACAGTTGGTCGAGCGACTGTGGGAGTTGAACGGTCTGAACTATGATCTCATGCCAACTATTGAAGCTGGTGATGTTGCCCCACACGATCTTCGTGAAATCGCAGGTTTCTTACGTAATCTTAATGGTGCAAATATTAACGTATCAGATCACCCAGAAGTTATACAAAATCTTATGGACATAGCTGAACTAGAGTACGACCCGAATGTTACTGTAGAACCAGAACCAGAGGTAGAAGAATAATATGGCAACTTTAAACAATAGAGTTCTAGACAATGGACTAACTGTCTTAGACACAGAAGCTAATCGTATAGACCTGACATCTCAAGAAGCTACGAGTTACGCAGAAGCAACATCTACTTACACTCTGGGTAATTCTACAAGTCTTTCTATTGCTTCACCTACAGACCGATCTGGTGGTGGACGTGAAGTAGTAGTAGCCGCAATATCAGATGGATCAATAACTGGTAATGGTACAGCAACTCACTACGCAATTATTGATACTAGCAACACAAGATTACTAGCTACAGGTTCTTTAACTGCAAGCCAAATCGTTGCGTCTGGTAATACTTTTTCACTAGGGTCGTTTACTGTCGGTATACCTGATCCTGCATAATAGAGGTCATTAAGCATGACAAGCAGGATTCTACAGGAAGATAGTAGTTTAATACTCACTCAAGCTAGTGAGCCTATTATTAACGAGAACTACATAGGTGCAAATAGCTTTGTTGCTGTTGCTCCTGTAGTACAGAGTACTGCAATAACTCAAGTATATGTCAGTAATGTAATATCTATTACGACTGGTCAACCTATAGTATCTATTTCCACTATGGGTCAGTTACACATATTAAATACCTCTGACTTTGTAACTGGTCAACCTATAGTATCTAATGCTACAGCGATTGAAGATGAAGTAAGTACAGCATCTCCTATTGTTACTGGCACACCAGAAGTAAACTCAACCCCGATAAATCAGTCTAACTCATTTTCCGCTGGTGGTATCTTAACAGGTAGACCAGACGTAGAAAATGCCGCAGATCCTAACGAACAATATGAACAGGTGGTACAGCAGATGTTTGGTGGTTGGCCTAAAAGATTATATGAGCATACTGATATAGCTATATCTAGAGGTCACTCTATAGGATATAGAACTCTATACAAGTTTGGTTATAACCCAGATGTAAATGGGGATGAAGAGACTGTATGGGAACAAGGTGGTGACTATCCTTGGTTAGATAGTGCAGTTACTATGTTTGTAAGCAGTACAAGCGTAAATGACACAAGTGGTGGCTCAGGTGCTAACACAATACTTATACAAGGTCTAGATGAGAACTACGTAGAGATAGAAGAAACTATAACTCTAAACGGTCAGACGCAAGTAGCTACTCAGTTGTCGTATCTGAGAGTATATAGATCTTTTGTTACTTTAGCAGGTTCCTCTGGAACTTCTGGTGGCATTATATACATAGGATCTTCTGGAGCTACAGGTGGAGTACCTAACGGTACAGTATACGCTAACCTTAGTATAGGTAATCAAACACAGATAGCCGCATACACAGTACCTGCTGGACATACCCTATACGTAGATGAGATTAATATTACTGCCGCACTTAATCTAGCAAACAAAAGAGTAAATGCTAGTTTTCACACTCGTGACTTTGGATCTAATGTATTTAGAACTAGATTTATCAATGTGTTGCAAAGCAGTCAACTTAATCAAAGATTTAAATACCCACAAGATTTTGCAGAGAAGACTGATGTAGAGGTAAGAGTTTCTACAAATACTACTAACAACCCAATAGCCGCATCTTTTCAAGGTGTACTAATTAAGAATGAAACATAAGGTAATTTATTATGAAAGTAGGATCTAAAGTATCTTGGAACTCGTCTGGTGGAACTGCTCGTGGTATTGTACGTCAAGTTGTAAGAGATGGTACAGTGCCTAATATTCCAGTAAAAATAACAGGTACAAAAGAAGAACCTGCGGCACGTATTGAAATAATTGATGATAAAGGTAAGCCTACAGGTCAAATGGTAGGACATAAGCTATCTACTCTACGTAAAGCACAATACGCTAACGATATCTTTACAACAGAACCTGAAGCTATCTCTAGATCTATGGATTTAGGACTTGGTGGAGCTATTCACGTATCTGATTATGATGGACAGGCTGTGTACATGCCAGCAGAGAGCCATGAGGCGTATCTAGCCTACTACAGTGGGGATGAGCCTACAGAAGAAGCTGAAGCCCCCTCAGTGGATCGTATAGAGGCTCTCAGGGTCATTGTACAAGAGATCATGAAGACAGAGTTTGCTAAGGCTGATTATCAAGGTGAGAAAGTCACTTTAAACAAGCCTAGACGTATACAAGGTGGCAACAAGAAGTTTGAAGTCTTTGTACAGTCTGGCGGTAAAGTTAAGAGAGTTACATTCGGAGATCCTAACATGGAAATTCGTCGGGATGATCCTAAAGCTAGAGCTAACTTTCGAGCTAGACACAACTGTGACAGTAAGAAAGATAAAACAACGGCTGGCTATTGGTCATGTCGTATGTGGCAATCAAATACATCGGTGGGTGATATGACTAAAGCAGATATTGAAGGTAAGATCCTTAAGACTGACGACGAACAACGATTAGTCTATGGTTGGGCTTCAGTAGTAACCGAAAAGGGTGACGCTGTAGTAGATCGACAAGGTGATGTAATAGAGGCTGACACTCTTGTGAAAGCTGTTAATGAATTTATGGAGCATGTGCGAGTCGGCAAGGCTATGCATACTGGGGATCAAGTAGGTGTCGTTGTACACTCACTCCCAATCACTAAAGAAATAGGTGATTCTCTAGGTATCCAGTCTGACCGTGAAGGATGGGTTGTCGCTTACAAAGTATTCGACGATGATGTCTGGGCAATGGTGAAGTCTGGTGAACTCGCCGCGTTCTCTATAGGTGGACGTGCTATTAAGGAGGAAATCTAACTTGCCTAATCTCCTAAAAAACTTGCACCTTGAAGAACTTTCCCTAGTGGATCGTCCAGCCAATGC